AGCAGTTCCTGACGAAACGCCCAAAATGGCGAGGCAATGTGCCCCAATTACCTTGCAATTGGCAATTGCCTGGGGCAATTATGCAGACATGGGTCGCCACTACACCGTCACCCCGGAGAATCAATGCCAGGCCGCAACAGGGGCCGGCCATCGGTGCAGGCGCCCCCGTCAGGCCCCCCGTCCGTTCTGCCAGAATCACCCCGATGATGCCCAGGTCCACCCGGAGGCCAGGACGCCAGGGGGCAACGGCTCATCCGGTGGCATCGACATCCCGAAGAACCCGACCGCGTCGGACATCGCCCGGATCTCGGCCCAGGCCGCGGTGCGAACGATGGAGGGGAAGATGACCCCCCAGCAGGGCGCCGCCGTGGCGAAGCTGATGGAGACCGCGCTCAAGGCGTCGGAGAAGGCAGCGCCCGAGGATGAAAGGCCGCCCGCCGCTGGCGCTCCAGCTGCCGCGCCTGACCCCTACGCCGGGGCACCCCCCACGGAGGAAGCGTGACCAAGAGCGAAGAGAGGCAAGCCGAGGCCATCACCGAGATCTACGGGGCATTCTCGCATCTGATCAAGATCTGTGAGAAGTCCCCCGCGGCAACAATCCTTGAGCTCGGCGGCGTCATGGATGCCCGATCCATCAGGTACGGCCTGTTGCAGGTCGGCCAGACCCTGGCGGATCGCACAAAGGAGCTTGAGCGGCTGATGGATGTCGTCGAGACCTTGAACATCTCATCCCGTGAGCAGATCCGTGGATTGGATGCCAGGATCAAGGTGGCGAGCAAAGCATCCGTCAAGCGAGCCGATGACTGGAAGGGGAAGGCCGAGGCCGCCCGGGAGCAGGTGTGCGAGATCAAGAAGAAGTTTTGCCAGCTGGTTGATTCTGATGAGGCCCGGGAAATAGAGGCAGAGCGGGCCGATGGTCTGGAGTCGGATATCAAGAAGCTCACCAAGAAGGTCAAGAAGTGGAAGAGGATTGCGAAGGGGCTGGCATCCCTTGCAGGGGACAACATACGATGAGCGCTCAACGCCTCACCCCGATCTACCGCCCCTACGACCCAGAGGGGGACGTGGGCCTGGTCATGGACAGCTGGTGCAAGGCCATCCGCCCGCCACGGCCGGGCCAGGTGCTCCCCTTCACCCACATGACCAAGGAGAGGTTCCGGGACCACCGCGCCCTGATAGAGCTGCTCCTTGAGCGCTTCCCCCCGATCATCGCGCACCCCAAGGACTTCCCGCCGCAGATCTACGGATTCGCCTGCGGCGGTAAGGTGGGCCCCTTCCGGGTGCTGCACTTCGCCTATGTTCGCAACCCGTGGCGCAAGCAGGGCGTGCTCTCCGGTCTGCTGGACCAGCTCTGGGGTGATCATGTGGCGCCCGGGTACGTGACGCATGAGACCAAGCTCACGAAGCGGAACATGAAGCTGTGGTCCAAGCTCTGCAAGGGGTACGGCCTGCAGTGGAACCCGTACTTCGTGGCGTTTTCTGGAGGTGGATGATGAAGTGTTTTTATCACTCGGCGGATCTCGACGGTAAGTGCTCGGCGGCCATCGTGCTGCGAAAGCATCCCTGCTGCGAGATGATCGGCATAGACCACGGCCAGCCTTTCCCCTGGGATGACATCAAGGATGACGAGGTTGTCTTCATGGTTGATTTCAGCCTTCAGCCTTTTGTGGACATGGTCCGCCTAAACGGCATGTGCACGCTGACCTGGATTGACCACCACAAGAGCGCCATCACGGATCACTGCTCATCCGTGATGGACGGGACACACGTTCAGTTTGCAGGCCTTGCTTCTACAGGCCTCGGCGCCTGCGCCCTAACCTGGCAGTATCTATTCCCGAATGATGCCGTTCCCCGGGCCGTGCAGCTTCTTGCCGAGTACGACGTATGGGACCACCACGATCCTGAATGCCTCCCGTTTCAGTACGGGATGCGGCTTGGGATTGAAGGCCGAAAGCAGGTTGACTGGAATTTGCTATTTGATGGCCATGGAATTAATGAAATCGTGTCCGGAGGCCGTACTGTCCTTCAATATCAAAAAGAGCAGGACGCCGGGCACGCCAAGCACCTGTGCTTCGATACCACCCTGGGAGAACTAAAACTTCTGGCCGCCAATACCGGGCCGAGTAACAGCAAGTTTTTCGACTCCGTATGGGACGCTGACAAGTACGACGCGATGTGCTTGTTTCGCTGGTCGCCATCTGCCGAGAAGTGGACGGTGAACCTGTTCACAGACAAGGAAGGGCTTGACCTGGGCGCCACCTGCAAGGCCCTGGGCGGAGGCGGACACGCCGGAGGTGCCGGGTTCCAGTGCGCCGAGCTTCCCTTTGAGCTCCGCGCGCGATAGATACGGAACGGCGTGTGACATATCTTTCTTTTTACTGGAGGTAGCATGAGCGATTTCAAGCTGAAGATCGGCCCGGGCGAGGGTCAGTACCTGGTGCGCACCATGCGCAGGACCAGTGAGATGCTGGTGGGCGGCGACGCCTTCACGGCCAAGGACGGCACCCAGGGCCTGCTCATCCCGGAGAAGGAGGCCGCCAAGTACACGATGAACCTGTGCATGGTGGCGGCCGTCGGCCTGGGCCGCATGCTCCCGACTGGCGAGCGGGCCCCGATGCTGTACAAGGAGGGGGACGTGGTGCTGATCAGGTCGGAACCCATGCACGTTCCCAACGAGGTTGACCAGGAGCTGGTGGCCCTGGTGGACGCCTCCACCATCGCTGGTGTGATCCTCGAGGGCCTGGATCTGGAGAACTACGAGATCGGGATCACCCTCTTTGAGGAGTACCAGAACCACGTCGCGGCCAAGGCGGAGCAGGATGCCGACCGGGCCGACGAGCAGGCCCAGCAGCCCAGGATCTACCAGTCGTAAGGAGAACCATGCCCCCGAAGAAGAAACCCGAGATCCAGATGATCCGCATGATGCCGGGCGCCGGCGCTGACCACTTCAAGCCCGCTGGCGGCCGCTACACCTTCAAGCTGACGGCCGAGGGCGTGGAGGTCTACGACACCGGCCACATTACCGACCTGTGGCCCTGGTGCATGGTCAAGCAGGTCCACTACGGCGCCCCGCCCAAGACCCCGGCCAAGGCCGCCGCCGAGACCGATGCGCCGGACCAGGCGCCGCCTGAGTAGTTGCGCCGCTGGACCTCATCACAGCGCAACCGAGTTGCTGCAGCCATAGCCGCGCTTTTATTCGATTACCAGATGGCTGCCGCAGCGGACACCAACAGGCGCAAGTGCCTCTGGACCACCCGCCGAGCTGGAAAGACCTTCACCATCCTCGCGGACATGATGGTCAAGGGGCTGCTGACCATCAACAGCATGAGCGTCTTCGTCAGCCTCACCTTCGATGCTGCCGAGGCCATCGCCTGGCCGATCCTAAAGAAGATCTGCCGCCTGGTGGGAATGGTCCCAGGCCGTGATGTTCGGTTCCAGGAGGAGAAGCTGAGGATCACCCTGCCGGGCGGAAGCACCATCCAGCTCTACGGCGCGAACCGTCTGGCCGTCATCTACAAGCTGTACGGACGCGCCATCCTGAGCGCCGCAGTGGATGAGGCGGCCTTCATGCCTGCCGTGACCAACGACCTGGTAGAGGACGTCCTGTACCCCGGAACGCTGGACCACGACAACGGCACGATGTGGATTGCCAGCATCCCGGGCATCATCCCCATGGGCCTGCACTATGAGCTCACCCACCAATTCGATTACAAAGATATCTTCTCCGGGCGGCGGCCTCACGCCACCCTCAAGGCCCCCGAGGCAGAGCTGTGGAAGGTGCACACCTGGACCACGGCCCAGAACCCGCACATGGCCCGCCAGTTTGCTGATGAGCTCTCAGAGAAGGCCAGGGTCAACCCCAAGTACATGGAGGACCCGAAAACCCTGCGGACCTACTTTAAGGCCTGGGTTCAAGAGCTGGGCAAAAAGGTCTACAGGTTCGACCCCTTCAAGCTCAACAAATATCCGCACATCTGGAAACCGCAGCCGTCTGATCGATATGTCCTTGGAATAGATAGCGGGTGGAATGATGCCAAGGCCCTGAGCCTCAACGGGTGGCGCGAGAACAGTGGACACCTGGTAGAGATCTGGAGCTGGAAAAAATCATTCCTCCTGCTCAAGCCGTTCGCTGATGTGATCCGCGAGTGTGTTGCATCATACCCGGTGGATGAGGCCCAGGGCGGCAGGTTCCAGATGGTGGGCGACTCCTCCAACCTGGAGGTCTTCAACGAACTGCGCCTGGCCCACGGCTTGCCCATCATGGAGGCCGAGCGGTGGGACAAGCGGACCTGGATTGACATCTTCAACAGCCAGGCCGCGGAGGGCCGGCTTTCAGTTCAGGAGCCAGAAAAGAGCCCAAGCGTTGAGGAGACCACGAAGCTGGTCAAGAAATACCGCCCGGACGGGACGTGGGTGGAACAGCCCGGGATGCCCAATGACTGCTGCGATGCTCGCCTTGTGGCCTTCCGCCATGCGCGGCATTATCTACGGGGCGAGGTTGAGCCTGAAACGGTGCTCACCGCCAGCGAGATGAATGCCCGGGAATCAAAGAAGATGCGTCAGGAGTACTTCGATAGCCTCGAGGACCAGGGATCAGGTGAGTGGAATGACTTCTAATAATGAGAAATCGAACCTGCATTGGTGGGAGACAAAAACCCCACACCTGGGCGTTTACGAGACCATTGGGGAGCTGCGCCAGGACATCGATCAGCGGAATGTGAAGCTGCGCCGGCACATGTCCGCCTACCTCAACAAGGACGTTTCAGGATGGATTCCTGGAACCGAGGTTGATGAGGACACGAGGTGGCGCAACGCGCTGAAGGGCGAAAAGCAGCTCTACCTGAACCCTGCCCGGTCGTGCGTGCAGACCCTGGCCGCCCGCATCGCGGCTCAGAAGATCACCCCTACCTTTTTGACCAGCATCAGCGACCCGGACGCCTGGAAGCTCCAGCGCCAGGCCAAGCAGATGCAGAAGGCCGTCCAGGGCGAGTGGTACAAGGGCAACGTCTACCGCAAGGCCGTAAAGGTGTTCCACGACGCCGGGATCATGGACCTGGGGGCCATGGCCGTCTACGCGAGGGACGGAGAGGTTGTTTTCGAGCGGGTGTTCCCCGGGCAGATCATCGTCCCGGAGACCGATTACCTCACCGCTGAGATCCCGCGCACCCTGTACCAGGTGGCCTATGTGAGCGCCGGCGTGCTCAAGGCCCGATACCCGGACAAGGAAGAGGAGATCATGGGCGCCATCGGGGACTTCACCGATGAGGTCTCGGCCGGTGACGGGTCCGTGGCCCGGGTGACGGACATCATCGAGGTGATCGAGGGTTGGCACCTCCCCAGCGGGCCCAAGGCTGGGGACGGCAAGCATTGCTGCGTGATCAAGGGCGCGACCCTGTACAAGGAGAAGTACGACCGAGATCACTACCCGTTCGCCTTCCTCCGATGGTCTGAGCCGGTGCTGGGCTTCTACAGCCAGGGCGTCATGGAGAGTGAGGAGCCCCTTCAGATGGAGCTGAACAAGCTCTTGCGCCGGGTCCAGGGAGCCATGCACCTGTTCAGTAATGCCAAGATCATCGCCCCGAAGGATGCGAAGCTGAACCCCGACAAGATCCGCAACGTCAATGGGGACCTGGTGGAGTACGAGGGCAACGTCAAACCCGTGGTGGAGATGCCCACCAGCATCAACTCGGAGGTCTTCAGGTTTGTAGGCCAACTCCGAGAGTGGATTTTTGAGAGCGAGGGCGTTTCTCAGATGAGCGCCACCAGCGTCAAGCCTGCCGGGATCGAGTCGGGCCGGGCGCTTAATACCCTGGCCGACCTTGAGACCGGGCGCCATGCCCTGCTGTCCACCAGCTGGGAGAACTTCTTCATGGACATCGCGGACCTGACGGTTGAGGCATGCAAGGACCTGGGGGACCACGTCAGCAGATCCAGGACCAAGAACGGCTACAGCGAGATCAAGTGGTCTGAGATTGACCTGGATCGCACCGCCTACGAGCTGCAGGTGTTCCCCACCTCGTTCCTCCCGATCACCCCCACGGGGCGCCTGGAGACGGTGGAGCGGCTGGAGAAGGGCGGATTCGTCACAAGCAAGGAGGAGGCGCGCAAGCTGCTCTCCTTCCCCGACCTGGAGCACTCCGACAGCCTGGCCACGGCGGCCATTGACGATGTGGACCGCCAGATCGAGGAGATGCTGGAAGGCGAGGAGCAGAGCCCTGAGCCCTACATGGTGATGCAGCAGGGGATCATCGACCGGGTGTCTGCCGCGATGTTCCGGGCCAAGTCGTACAAGTACCCGGAGGACCGGATCAGCCTCCTTCAGGACTGGATTGATCAGGCCCAGGCCATGCAGGAGGAGGAGGTAGCCAAGCGCCAGATGCAGATGGAAGTGATGCAGGCAGCGGAGCAGATGCCGCCAGAGGGCGCCGGCGGCCCACCCGCTCCACCCCAAGGAATGCCCCCGGGGATGCCCCCGGATGTTTTACCCGAGCCAGTAATCCCACAATAGCCAGGAGGAGATGATGCCAGACCAGTTGGATCAAGAGGCGGCAGCAGAGCTTGAAGTGAGCGGGATTCCCCCCGTAGAAGACCCGGACATGTCCACGCTGGACCCCGTGGCGCCGGAGCCGGTGACCCCCGCGGTGCTGGGCGAGCCCGATCCGCCCCCCGTGGTGGACCCCCTGGCTGTTGATCCGCATGAGGCCACCCGCCTGGAGCTGGAGCGCAAGGACCGAGAGCAGCATGACGCAGGCGTGGCCTTGCGAGCCCAGCAGCACGAGCTGGATCAGTTCCGGGCCCTGAAGCAGGGCGTCTCTGGAACCCCGGAGGAGCAGCGCGCGGCCCTGAAGGCCCTGGGCTTCGATGCTGGCGCGGCAACGGAGCTCGCCCTGGGCGGGACCCCGGAGGCTCCGGACGTCACGGCCCAGATCGCGGCCATGCAGAAGCGCCTGGATGACCGGGACGCAGCGGACAACGACGCATCCCGGGCGGCCAACGTTAACGCGGAGCATGCGCGCCTGGCCTCCGTCCTGGCCGAAAAAGCGGACAGCCACCCCGTTCTGGCGAGCACTGGAACCCAGGGTGTGCAGGCCGTCTACCGCGGCGTGCTGGCCCATGTTCAGGCCCGCAACGCGGTGGGAATCCAGGGCGCCGGCGCGATGCCCGATCAGGCGTCCTTTGATCGAATCCTCGTGAGTGCGGAGGCGGAGGTCAAGGGAAACGTCTTGACAAACATCAATGAACTTCTCAAGAATAAAATATTCGAGGATCACGTAAGGTCCAAGCTGGGCACACCAAGCCAGGCCGCCCCACCCGCGCCAGTAGATCTCGGGGCACCACCCAGCAAAGCGATCACCGGCGACCTAAACGGGGAGCCGATCACCGAGGAGCGGGTAGTAACCGCCGAACAAGCCGAACAAGACGTGCTGGATTACCTGGACAAAGCCATCAGAAGCGGCGCCAAGCTCTAGCACCTAAACCACCGCCGCGATGGGTCTAACGACCTAACGCCAGCACCTTCCTCCCTCCAAGCCAGAAGAGGGGGACTCCTGAGCGGCAATAACAGGAGACCCTCATGGCTGTTACCACCTACGCACTCTGGGACGCACTCAAGCACATGTACGCGCCCTGGCGTCTCGAAAGCACCGTTGCCAACTACAACCCGGCCTGGATGGCCGCCGCGAAGTCCACCGATGGCGGAGGCGAGGACTATTCGTTCTACGTCGAGTACGACATCCCGGGGCGGAGCAACACCTTCGCCGTGGCCCAGCGCAACGCCGGCCGGGTGCGTCATGCCAAGTTCCCGATGACCTTTGCCGATGATCACAGCGTGATCCAGATCGGCGAGAAGCTGCTGGCGGGCTCCAACACCAGCGCCAAGGCCATCAGAAACACCATGAAGGTGCAGACGGACGGCGCGCTGACCGCCCTTCGCAACAGCTGCGGGCGCAACATGTTCGGTGATGGTTCAGGCTCCCTCGGGGCCATCAGCGCCACGGCGGCCCTGGGCACCACCACCCTGCTGTTCGCTGACGCCCTGGACGTGGTCAACTTCCACGAGGGCCAACAGCTGGTCTTCGCCCTGAATGCCGCCTCTGCCCTGCGAAGCACCACCCCGCTGGCCGTCACCCGCGTGGACGAGCTGGCCGGGTCGGTCACCCTGGCCCTCTCCCCGAACAGCCTGGCGGCCGGTATCGCCGCTGGGGACCTCATCTTCACCGAGGGTGACTATGTCACCGCGGCCGACCGCCTGAGCTTCCTGGGCTTCGCTGCCTGGATCCCCACCACCGCCGAGTTCACGGCAAACTCGACCATCTTCGGCTACAACCGGGTGGTCAACCGGACGAGCCTGGCCGGGTATTACTTCTCCGATGCGGCTGGCGGCGATTACGCCGGCTTCAACGAGGATGACGCCCTGCAGCTGGCCGGCGAGTACGTCTCACGCGGCGGCGGCGTGATGAACACCTGCTTCATGAACCCCTTCCGCATCCGGCGCCTGATCAACGCCGTCGGCAGCGTGGAGCGGTACTACAAGCAGGTGCCCTTCAAGGCCGAGAACGGCAAGGTGGTGGCCACCCTGGGCTACGAGGTGATCAAGGTCGCTACCCCGGCCGGGATCATCGAGTGCATCGGGGATCGAAACTGCCCCCGGGACAGCATCTACGCTGGCGACAAGGACAAGCTGCAGGTGGTGAGCATCAGCAGCGTCCCCCACTGGGCGGGCCCGCAGGCTCAGTCCGGCCGCCCGATGGAGAGCTCCCTGGCCCGTGAGTTCCGGCTGGTGGCGTGGCCCCAGTTCGGGATCAAGCGCCCCCGCTCGTGGTGCAGGTTCGACTTCGTATAACCCCTTCCGGGGGCCTCGCTACGGTGGGGCCCCCGCTCTGACAGGAGCGTGAAATGGGCAACAGGAAATACGCGCCAGGGGTTACTCGGGCCAGGTTTAACGATGTCGTCTTTGAAGGCGTCATTACAACCGACGGCACCGGCGACGCAAACTCCGTCAACTTTCCAGGTGTGGTTGCCGACCCTGCCCTGGTGAGAACTGGAGTCGGTCAGTACACCTTCAACCTCCAGGACGATTTCAAGCGGTTTCTGGGGGCACGGGTTGCTATCAGCAATAGCGCCGATCCTGGCGTGCGCTGGTATATCTCGGATCACACAACGTCATCCGTGGTTTTGCAGTTCACGAACCTGAGCAGCCCGCCGGCGGCAGTCAACGTTCTCGACGCGGGCCTATTCGTGCAGATCACGATGGAGAAGTAGCCTACCTGAGCCAAGGACAGGTGTAACATGGCCCGCAATGAGACCCTTGCCAACCTGATCACGCGGGCCTACGACCTGGCCGGAATTCCAGAGCCGGCCAACGAGACCGCAGGTTACATCACAAAGCCGCAGATGCGCCGCTTCCTCAATGAGGGGATCGGGCTCTATTACCGTACCCTGGTGAGCTGCAGCCCTGACTGGGTTGAGCGAGATCACCCCGTCACCGTGGTGGCCGGCACCGCAACCTACTCGCTCCCGAGCGACTTCTGGAAGGTCCGCAGCGTCGGGGTTGCCTACCACGGGCGCATCATCCCCATGCGGCGGTACATGTCCTCGGAGCGCTACCAGCTCCAGATCTCAAGCCAGATCCCAGACTGGCGCTACCGCATCGTGGACAGCGGGATCAGGTTGACGGGTGAGGTTCAGTTCCAGATCAGGCCAGAGCCCCAGGCCGGCGCCACGGTCACGGTCTTTTACATCCCAAATGCCCCGAAGTTGAACACCGACGGGACCGACGACACCGAGCAGTTGGACGGCGTTGTCGGCTGGGATGAGGTGATCGTCATGCACGCCACGATCAAGGTGAAGGAGAAGCAGGAGGAGGACGTGGCGGACCTGCAGGGGGACCTGGCCGTGCTGCTCGGGGAGATCAACGTTGATGCCACCGACCGGGACGAAGGAGAGCCCAAGCGTGTGCGAGACGTGGAGCTGGACCTGGTCGACTCCGATATCTACGCCAGGTGGTCCAGGTAATGCCCCCAGCAAGAACAGCCACAGATCGCGAAGATGTCCAGGATGGGCAGGATACCCTTGAGACTGAGGTTGCCGCCCTGCAGGACGAGTCCTTGGGCTTCAAGAGCAACCCAGTGGCCATCACATTCGGCGGGGCTGGTTCCGAGCAGGTAAACCACGGCCTTGGCCGGCTCCCGGTGGGCTGGCTGCAGTCGGACCTGGTGGGAGCCGGGGTCATCGTGGACCGTGTGACCTGGGACAAGAACACCATCACCTTCAGGGCCTCCGGAGCCTGCACATTCGCCGCGCGTGTGTACTAATGACCGTCCGCAAGCGTACCGGCCTGGATAAGAAGGTCATCGGGCTGAAGGCTGGACAGGTGGGCTTGGATACCGGCACCAATCCGCAGCTGGTGGACCAGTCCTGGCTCAAGGTCGAGAATGCACGCTGGACCAAGAAAGGGGCCATTACCAAGCGCTTTGGTTTGGATGCTCTGCCGGCTTCCTACTCCGACCCCCACGCCGCGGTCTACAAGGGTGACCTGGTGGTGCTGGACCGGGCCATAAAAGCCTTTGAGGGCGATGCATGGTCCACCGGGGTGATGCGGCAGGCGGATACCCTGGCGATATGGAGCGTCATCCAGGGGCGCCACGCGGTGCAGCAGGGCGTGGCCGTACAGCAGCCCAACACAGCAAGGATAGAGGCTGCCAGGCTCGAGGTCAGGTGCTCCCAGGAGATCAACAGCCTCACCGCCACCAACAACGCCGTGATCCGCTCCTACAACACCACCAGCGGCCAGATGATAGCCGAGGAGACCCTGCAGACTGGCGCTTCCGCCATGCATACCCGCTTGATCGTGGCCCTGGATACATTGGAGGTGTTTTGTTTCTACATCGCGGCAGCCGGAGGGGCCAAACTCCGATACAGGATCGTCACTGCGGCGGGAGCGATTTCGGCAGAGGTAAATACCGGCCTGGTTGCAACTAGCAGCTTTCAGCTTGACGTGGTGAGCATAGGCGGGAGGGTATTTCAGGGAATCGCAAGGGATGCCGCCGGCGCCTCGGTGCGGATCATGCGGGTTGACGCAAATACGCTTACCTACACCTCCACCACGGAGGCCATAGCAGACGCAGACGCCGTGGCCTGCTGGCTCCAGAGTCCTACCTTGTGGGTGGGTGCCTACTTTGACAGGACAACGCTGCGTATCTACGTCACCGGCTACAACCTCACGGACCTGACACAGACCTTCGCCCCCTTCGCCGTTGGTGGCAGTCCCCTGGCGCCGGCCGTACCGCCTACTATGAACGCAGGGGAGGAGGCGGCGAACATGACCGGGATCGCCCTGTCAGCCGCTACGGGCTACCTGTTCTACACCTGGTACGACGGCGGGACGCTCAAGCCGCAGGTGTACAGGGTTGATCTCGATTTCACCGTGCCCGCTATCCCGGTAGATGGCGGATTCACTAAGATCCAAGGCAAGGCCCAGATTATTAGCAAACCATGGCTGGACCGCGGTCTGGTTTCCCTGTGTGTTACCCAGCCCGATGCCCTGGACTGCTACATCATCGATCTGAGCGGTCTGCTTGCCGGAAAGGCCTTGATCTTCTCCAGCGCAAGCAACAACAACACAAACGATTGGGGCATCGCAGACACCATCCTGCTGGACCAGAGCGGGGGATACCTCACATCGGCCGCCCGCATCCTTGACGAGGACGGAGACACCATCGCCGGGGCATCCCTGGAGATAAGCAACCCTGACCAGGTGGAGAGCATCGAGACGGAGGAGGCCCTGATCATCGGGGGGAGCCTGCCCCAATACTGGGACGGGGTGACCGTTGTGGAGCTCGGCTACCTGCTGCAGCAGCCCGAGGACCCAACGGTGGCAAACCCGGCCGTAGCAGTCGGGGCCGTGGACCAGGGCCAGCACTTCTACTTGTACACCTACCAATGGTACGACGCGAAGAACCTGCTCCATGAGAGTGCGCCCAGCAGCCAGGTGACCATCAACGTTGGGGCGCCGCCGAACAGCTCCGTGGTGCTCACCTGCCCGTGCCTGCACAACACCAACAAGCCCAACGTCAGGATCGCGATCTACAGGACCCTCAAGGCAGCGGCTGCCACCACCACCATGTACCTGGTGGGCACGAGGACCAATAGCCTGGTGCTGGATACCGTGGACTTCACGGACCTGCTCTCCGATGCCGTCGTGTCCACCAACTCCACCCTGTACACCACGGGCGCTGTACTTGAGAACGCTCAGCCCCCGCTTGGGGAGGTTCACTGCCTCCACCAGAGCCGGCACTTCGTGGTGGACGCTGAGCGCCCGGACACGTTGATCCGCTACTCCAAGGTGTTCTCGCGCGGCGTAAGCAACCTCATCGCGCCAGAGCACAGCGACACCCTGGTCATCAACATCCCGCCAGAGGGTGGAGCCATCACAGCTCTTGCATCCTTTTATGATTCCTTGATCGCCTTCAAGGTGGACCGCGCCTACAGGGTGACCGGGACCGGCCTGAGCGCCTTTGGCCTGGGCCGCGGGTACTCCGAGCCCTACCTGGTGAGCGAGGCAGTGGGTTGCATCAAGCAGAAGAGCCTGGTGGAGTTGCCCGGGGCCCTGGCCTTCCTTGCGCCCACCGGCCTGCACCAGCTCAGCACCAAGTTTGCCGTCGCGGCATTGGGGGACCAGGTCCGCCACTTCACCGAGGCCTACACCTACCGCTCTGGCGCCCTGCTCCCTGGCCAGCATGCCGCGGCCTGGGTCAGCGATGGCCTTGACGCCCCTGTGTTGGTGTATGACTACCTGTACGGCCTGTGGTCCACATGGACGAACGGCCAGGCCAAGGACTGCGCCACGGTTGACGGTGAACTCGCCATGGTTGGAGCTGGCGCCGCCGCAGAGGCCGTCCGAGGCCAGACACTGGGAGCCTACACGGACGGAGGGATCAGCCCCACCACCACCCTGGAGAGCGGGATCTTCAACTTCGCCGGGCTGGCCGCCTTCCAGCGCCTGTACTCGCTGCTGGTGGAGGGCTACAGCCTGGACGATTTCCGCCTGCTGGTGGCCTTCCAGTACGATAATGACCCAGAGTGGAAGGATGAGCAGGAGTTGGACACCGTTGATCTGGACGCTTTTGAGATGGGTGAGTATTACGGCGCCGGCTCTGGCAGCTACAATGAAGACGCCCTGTTGATGAGGGCTCTACCATATAGGCAGAGAATCACGAGCTTTCGGGTGAGGATAAGGGACGCGGAGCAGACCGGGCAGAGCTTCACGTTCACCGGGATGGCCGCTGTAGTTGGCCTGCTTAACCGGGAGATGCGGCTGGGGCCGCGGAGGAGCGCAAGCTGATGGGTTGGGAAGCACATGCACTAAGTCCAGGAGACCTTATAGGCGATCCCGATCCGCGTGCTTATTTTGGCGAAGGGATGGGCCGTGCGACTGGCCGCGGATCTGGGATGGTTGGCGGTCTATACCGAGACAGCAAGCAAGCCATGGCTGGGCAGCGGCTGGCCATGGATCGCCTTCGATCCTACGCAACCGGCGAGCAGAGCATGGCCAGACAGCAGGCTCAGCGCCAGGGCGTCCAGCAGGACAGGGCGTATCAATCTCTCGCGTCAACAGGCCAGAGGGGAGGCAGGAGTGCATCCGTTGATCGCGGCGCCTCGCTTCAGCGGGACACCGGAGCCCGGGACCTGCAGGCGCGGTCTGTTGTAGCCCAGCAGCTAGAGAGGCAGGCCGCGGCCAAGGCGTATGCAGCGGCGGCAGATCGAAACATGAAGACACAAATGGGTCTGGAGAGGACAGCCAGCGGGTATACCCAGCTTGGCATCAAGGACAAGGACAAGCGTAGAAGGGCTACTTCAATGATGGATGACCTGCAGGCATCCACCCAGGCCAGAAGCTATCAGGACTATCTCGGCAACGTAAAGAAAGATAGCAGTGTATCCACAGCCATGGGAGATGCCGGCCTTGCTATAGTAACTCTCGGCTCCAACCTGTAGGAGAGTAGCAGATGACAATTGACGCATATACCGGCGCCACCGGGGAAGAAGATAGCTACTACGATCCGATATACGATACAACCGCCCCTCAGTGGAAAAAGGGGATCCCGAGATGGGGCGAGGATGAGGCCCGGTCTGTCGCGTCAAGGTCCTCTGGCCTCCGAGATCAACAACTTGGCGCCATGGGGGTACTTGGCGACCAAACCACCGGTGTAACGGCTGCCGAGAGGATAGGAGCCTACCAGGGTGGCCAGGCCCTGCAAAAGGGAGCCGGTGCCATGTCCGCCGGCGGTGACCCGGCTTCGGCTAGAGCTGCAATGTTAGGTTACGGCCAGGCAGGCAGCACCATCGGCGGAAAAACCATGGCCGGAGCGGCTGACGAGCGCAGAGGGGCCCTGCAGAACTACTCAACTGGCGCAACCCAGGCAGCCGCTGGTCAGCAGGCGCTGGAGAGGGAAAAGCTCGCATACTCCCAGCTTGCAACACAAGACAAGTGGAATACGATGGACGCGGATGTCCGTTATCGGCACGCCCAGGAAAAGGCCAGGGCGTCGAGAGCCTACGCAGCCGGATTGATTAGCGATTCTGATTATCAGCGGACGCTATCCTTAATCGATGCAGGCGGAACCGCACTCGGTGCTGCTGGAAATGCGCTGTCTGCTTACAAAAAGGAAGCGTAAAATGGGCGGACCTTACGAGTCTGAATATATTCCTCCGTACCCAACAATCGGCACCGAAGGTCCTGTTCCAGCTATTGCATATTCGGCCACCCCTGTAGCGAATGAAGAGATGGCCTTGTCGGCATACATGGATCGACAGGACGCGGTTGAGCAGGAGGTTTTGGCGGCTGCACAGCCGCTTGGGATTGCCCCTTCCGTGCCTCCCGTGTTTCCTGTTTCATCCGCTCAATCTGTTCCGGCCGGGGCGCCCGTGCAACCGGTTGCACCACCCAGGATGGCGAATCTAGGTGGCAGTTCTCAGTGGGGGAAAACAACCAGCACAACCACCCCGCTTGCTCCGGTTTCTCCTGAACTTACGGAGAGCAGAAACAGGGCATATCAAGCACTTGCGGCATCAAAGCAGGCGGAGGGTCGAGCCATTGAGGCCGGGGCCAGACAGCAACAGGGCGCCCGCATGGTCTATGAGTCCTTAAAGAAAAAGGACGCAGCAAAGGCAGAAGCACGGCGAATGAAATACCTATCCGACGCCGAGGAGAGAGAGGAAACGCGCGCGGGAGTTAGGCAAGAAAAAAGAGATTTTAAAGTTGATCCACATAGGCGGTTCAGGAACACGACCGGACTTCTCGGCGGCCTAGCCATGGCAATCGCAGCCGGAGCAAAGGCTTTCGTGATGTCGGAGCGGGGGATAGGTGGCCCGAATCCGATCATGCAAATGATGAATGATCTGGTTGACAGGGATATCAAGATGCAAGAGGGGGAGCTTGAAAACCTAAATGACCAAGAGGCCGCGATTACCAACGACCTCGGCATGCTCAGGGCAGAATACGGCGACGACCGAGAGGGTGAGAGCGAGCTGCGCCTTATGAGGATAGAGGATTTCAAGGGACTCCTTCAGACAATGAAGGCCCGAACCGGGAGCGCCATATCCCGCGCAAACATCGATACGGGGTTGGCGCAGGTCGACATCGGCTTCCAGAATCAGCTCATCAGCGAGGAGGAAAAGCGCCAGGCGCGGTCAACTGAGACGGTAACCCGAGGCGGATCCTCCAGGCGCGGCCTCGTCGGAGGAGCTGCGGCCAAGGTGGAAAAGGCAGCCAAGCTCCCAGACGACGTGCGCAAAGATGCTGTCCTTGGCCTGCAGGTTATGCGCTTGTCCGATGTTGCCCGGGGGAAGATCCTCTCGGGCGGGTACGGGCCTATCAGCAAGCGATGGCCCGCAGGGGACCAGAGGCGAATAAGGGAGGTCCTCATCAAGCCCCTGCTGACCAAGCTCGGGAGGATGAACGCTGGCGGCGTGCTCTCTGATGATGAGTACAACCGGGCAAAGACATCCCTTGATGCCGAACTAACCACGCCAGAGGACATGGGCAAGACCCTGGGCGAGATCCAAAAGAACGTGGCGGCGGACATCGCGGTCAACCTCCAAGGGGCAGCAGCCGCCCAGGAAGGCGTGCCCGGGATGGTCAAACTCCTGCAGCGCTACACCAAAAACCGCCCGCTCCCGGGGCTCAAGTAGGGGGCCATGGCGCCGATAATCACCGAGGCAGACCGCCGCGCCTACCTGGTGGACCCGTGGACTGGTGTGGTCTCAAAGGTGAAGTCTGTTGCAGAGCGCGCGCAGGCTGCAGCCGAGGGCCTTGTCCAGGCCACCCCTGCAGACATCGCCCAGGAGAAGCGGCGTCAGGAGTACGACAAGCCAGGACTGGCTCTGCTGGCTGGCGCCCTTCGTGGCGGAACTTTTGGCCTATCAGACCTCGCTATGGTTCAATCTGGCGCCGTGGAGGCAGAAACACTTCGAGGCCTCCAGGAGTTCTCCCCCATCTACAGCGGCGCCGGTGATGTTGCTGGATCGGTCGCTACTCTTTTCGCCGGACCTGGTTCGCTTCTGCTCAAAGGCGCAGGGAAGGCCGGAGCGGCTACAGCTCGCGGGATAGCTGAGGCCGGCTCCGCCGCGAGACAGGTTGGCCGTGGCGCCCTTGCCGCCACCCGTGGAGCTGCTCACCCATTGGCCGCCGGCGCCGCCGCTCGTGCTGAGATGTCAACATTGGCCAGGCTGTCACAGCCAGCGGAAGCTGGCCTCCTGTCGGACTTGGCCGGAACAGCTGTAAGGGAGGGAATCGTCGGCGGCGCCATCGGAGCAGGGCAGGCCACTAGCGATATTGCCCTGTCACCCGAGGAGTTGTCTTCCGCCCAGGTCCTGGAGAAGTTGGCGGACGGGACAAAATCAGGGGCAATGGTTTTTGCTGGTCTCGGAACCGGGATGCGCGTTGTTGGCCGAGGCGCCAAGGCAGCACAAAAGTACTTTGGCCGCGGCCTGGAGGATCTGGAGGCGTCCCAAAAGTCGCTCAAGGTGCTACAGGCCGACCTGCGGGCAGCTGAGGCGATCACAGGGGACCCTGCGGCCGTATCCATGGCAAGGTCTGAACTGCGAGCCGCCCAGGAAGGCGTGGGAGTGTCTGAGCAGGCCCTGGCAACAGCCCGCATGGAGGAGGCTGCTGGACTTGGAGCACAGGGCACAATCAAGGCCAAGAATGCCCTGAAGGCCGCACAAGAGCGCACCATTGTAGCCGCAGAGCGGGCCGAGGTTGCCGCCCTTGCCCCGGACATGTCGGCAATAGGCAGGGCGAAGGAGTTGATACTCGCAGGAGAGCAGCGCCTGGCCACATCCGAGGCAACCTTTGCCAACAGGGTGACGGGGCGAGCCGTAGGGCTGGGGCTGGCCTACTACATGGGCGGCGGCGTTGGGATGCAGGCTCTTGGGTTCTTCATGGGGCCCAGGATGATGAAATACGTGAACCGCATCGCCGGAAGGATGAAGGGGCCCATCGGCGGCGTTGTGCGCGATGTACAGGACGCTTTCAAGCCAGAGATTATCCAGTATGCAAAATGGCCCCTTGAGCGGGCCGTAGGAGGGTTCGCCGTTGGTGGTCCAGCCGGCGCCGCTGTTCAACTTGGCCTTGGGCGCCTTGAGGAGACGACGGGAGGCGCCGCCATCATGTCGGCCGTCGAGTCGGTGTTCCCCCGGGCGGCACAAAAGGGAGGGCTTGGAATATCTGAGTGGGCATCAACTCTTGCAGGAAAAGCGCAGTCAAAGGGGACCGGGATCCTGGCGAATACCGAGGACTGGACCGACGAAAAGGCCCGCGCTCTTGCAGGGATAGACTTAACCCGCATGGAGGCCGGCCTGCTGTCGAGCCTCAACCCTGATATCCCAAATATGGTTGCCCAGGAGGCGGTATCCAAGGTTACAGACATCATGGCCTACCTGCAGGAGGTGAACCCCGCGAATATATACCAGGAGGGCAAGATTCCACGGGCTGCGGCGGCGAAGTTTAAAGCCAAGCTCTCAACCGTCGTTGATCCCGAGGTGTTCCTTAAGGCGCTCGCAGAGGGCAGGCTTTCACCCGGCTCCCCGGAAGTCGAGGCCATGCGGCGGGCTTACCCCGGGGCCATGCAGCAACTGCAGGGCATATTTCAGGCAGCGGTTACCAAGACGTACGCACTTGGCGGGACCGTTGAGCGCAAATATCTAAAAAACCTCCAGGCGATTGGTGTTAAGGTCAGCACACCAAAGCAGTACAACCCGGCCCGCGAGAGGTATCTTTTATCCCTCGTGGAGCCAACCCAGCCAGGCCCGAAACCGCGGCCTCGACCCATTACAGGCGCGGCCAAGGCGAGCGCAACGCAGTCCCAGAGGCTACAAAGAGGCCAGTAATGGGCATCCCAGAAGGTTTTTCCGAAGTACCCCGCAGCGTCCCCCTTCCGAAGCCGAGAGTCAGACAACCGAAAAGGGATACGACCCTGAAGCGGGTTGTGATCTGCACCCCCTCCCTGCTCATGGGCGGGGCGGAAAAGATGGCTATCGAGCTGGCTCACGGGCTGTCAGAGCTTGGCCACCCGGTGGAGCTGGTGGACGTGTCCCGAGACGGCCTGCCCGACCTCGCCGGGGTGGGGGCTACCATCTGGTGGGGTCGCGTGTTCGAGGGGCAGGACAAGCCCCCAGGGAGCGTGTATGTGCTGCATTCGCCGGGCGGCGATGTTCCTCGGGACGCAATGGCGATGGGAGAGGGTGGCCTCATTGATGGGCTCGTCTCTGTGAGCCATGAGGCGCTGTCTCTCGTGTTGGCTTACTGCCCAGCGGAGATCATCCAGAACGGCTCCACCGCCCCCGACGCCTTCACCCGGCGCAAGCGCATCAGCCCGGATGAGCCCTTCATCATCGGCCACCTCGGACGGTACGCCCCGGAGAAGGGGTTCAACACCATCCTCGAGGCCCTGTCCTTGCTGCCGGAGCATGTACGGCTGGAGTGCTGGGGCGAGGGGCCGATAAAGAGCGCCCTGAGCCAGCGTGCCTTTGACTTTGGTGTTGGCGGGCGGGCAACATTCCACGGCCCCACCGCTGACATCGATCATGCCCTGGCCCGCGTTGACTGCCTGGTCTTCGCCGGGGATTACGAGGGCTGCCCGATGGCGGCTATCGAGGGGGCCTTGCGGGGCATCCCGATTGTGCATTTTGGCCAGGGGGTGCTCAGCGAATGGATGGGGCATGTAGATGCCCCGACATCCGACCGCCTTGCGGTGATGATTGCCGGCCTGGCAAGCGACCCGAAACAGCACAAGCTGCTGTCCGATTTATGCCGAGACAGGGCCAGAAGAGAGCACACCACCGCCAAGATGGCCCAGTCCTACTCCGACCTGATCCAGTCCATGGAGAGCACCAGGTCGGCCCCCGCGCGCGCGCCAGAGCCAGAGCCCGCCCCGATCCTCACCGGCACAACCCTCTCGATAGACCGCTACGGACACGCCTTCCACAACAACGCGATGCAGGTCCGCCGCGCCTTCGGCCACGAGTACGACTTCACCGTCATGCCCTGGACCGAGCTGATGACGGCCACCGAGCCACACGGGTGTGACCACTTCATCGCCTTCTGGTGGGATGGCCTCCGGGAGATCGCCGGGAAGGTCCGGGCGAACCGATTCACCCTCTGCCTCTACGACAAGTACAGCTGGGCGAACCAGCGGGACAAGCTGGCCGAGGCCCTGTTCATTTGCTCCGGGGTGGTGGTGGCCAACGCCGATGTGCAAGAGACCCTGGAGGCGATGTTTGAGGGCGAGGAGCTGCCGCCCATCTTCATCTGCCCGGACGGGGTGGACCTGGACCTGTTCCCGCCGCAGCCCTTCCCCGAAGAGTTCACCCTGGGCTGGTGTGGCAACAGCAACCCATCCAAGGACATCGCCGGGGTGGATGTGTACGACCTGAAGGGCCTGGAGCTGATCAAGGAGGCCGCCGAGCGGTGCAAGGTCCCGCTGGTGGTTCACGACCTGGCCCACGATGAGCCGATCCCTCACCACCAGATGGCCGAGAAGTTCTACAGGCGGATCTCATGCTACGTGAATATGAGCATCGAGGAGGGCGGGCCCAATACGGTCAAGGAGGCGGCGGCGTGCGGGCGGCCGGCCATCACTACCGGGGTGGGAGACATGGGCGCCTTCATGGTCCACGAGAGCGGCTGGATCGTCCATCGCGGCGTTGGTTCCCTCTGCACGGCAATCGAGGATATAAGGGAGTGGGACCTGCAGGAGGCCGGGAGGCAGGCTCAAACCAGGGCAGTCTCCTGGCGATGGTCCAAGCTCGTCAAGGCATGGGCCCCAGCCTTGGCCGTCGCCCCCCGAGACCCGGACCTGTCCGCCCTGGTGACCGCCTT